GGTTGGTTTGATTTTCCACATACGAATGTTTCCCTCACCACAACTAACTAAGTGGTCATCATCCAAAGCTGTGAACTTGAGTTGAGACACACTGACTGTAGTATGTGCCTTACATGTCACTTCAACTTTTTCACCTTTATCGTTGACGGGATTGTCTAAATCAATAGTTCCAAATATAACACGTACACGTTTAATCTGTCTGATTAATTCTTGTGTCTCATTAGGTAAAGATTTAAAATCTTCAACATAACCTGTAGGTTTGCCACAGTTAAATTTGCCTTGATTATCTTTTAAATCAATAGCAAGTGTATCAGACATTATTGTTCTATGGAACTCACCTTTTGATTCTCCCGGTTTTGGATTAGGGTAAGAGACATATCTTCTATACATAAATCTTTGCATAAAAGGTCTGATTGTAGCAGTTGTTGAATAGACATACTCTGATGTTTCGTCTTTAAGAATTTCTAATCTGTAACACCCACCTTCAACAACTTCAATGTTCATCATCTTACCAGCTACTTCACGCTGACCTTTAATTGGTGAATGCCAAATTCTTAATCTGTTTAAGTTATTTACTTTCTTTGGCTGATTAGGTAATCCAGTGGATAAACCCATAGCCTTTGCCATATTGGCATAATTATCTGTTTGAATTGTAACTAAATCTGTCAAATTTATCTCCTTGAAATTCTAAGTTATATCACGACTCTTATTTTGTGTCAAGCCAGTTATCACCTATCTTTGATTCTAAAAGTAAGGGTACATTAAAATCTATTTTATATTGTAAGTTGATCATAGGCACTATATTTTCATTGACATCTTCAATAATTTTATTGACTACATCTATTTCATTAGGATGAACGTCAATTACTATTGAGTCATGTACCGTATTGACAATACAAGATTGTACATCAGTGAGTCGTTTATCTATCTCCATCAATACTAATGGCACAATATCTGCTGTAGCAAACCCTTGTACTGGATAATTTTTTATCTGTGTAAAGTTTGTTACATCCCCACTTGCTTTCCTAACAACGTTTGGAAAAGAGTATTCCCTACCTGAGGGTATTCTAATTTTATTATCTGTTATAGCCTCTTTAGCCAATCGGGAATGCCATAACCTAATTTCCTTGTACTTCTCCGTGAAGTGTTTGTAATATGTAGCTTGAGCAGCCGATCTGCCAAATCCTGTCGCTCCGTATAACGGTGCAAACGTATGTGCTTTCGCATCTTGGCGAGAAGTTTTTTCCCCAGCATTAGTAATAACGTCAGCAGTATAATTGTGCACATCAAATCCATCTTTAATCTCCTTCATTGCTGTTTTGTCTTGTGATAAATAAGCGGCAGTTCTAAATTCTAACTGTGCAAAGTCAGCTTCTAAAATCTTACCACCTTCCCAACGTGAAACAAATACCTTCTTAACAGGAAATGTACCACCTCTAGGCATATTCTGCATATTAGGGTCTGCTCCACTAAATCTTCCTGTTGCAGTTCTATGCTGTAATAATCTTACGTGCAACATACCATCTGTCTTTACGTGACTTTGTATGCCTTCCACAAAAGAAGAAAGATACGTATCTAATGCTGATAATCTTTGTATGTCGTTTAGAAAGTTAAATGCCCTCATTGAATTATTGCGTCTTGCAGTATGTTGTAATGTATCCAACATCTTTTTATTCACGCTAAAACCATTGGCACTAACCCATTTTGCACTAGGAGCGTTAAATTTAAATCCAGCAATCTGTCCTGTTGATTCAAATATAATACCATTACCATTGCAAGAAGGGCACTTAGGTGGTCTAGCATAGGGTGTGCCATCCTTTTTAAGTTTCTTCATCAATCCCGTTCCATTACAAACTCTACACTTTATAGCTCTTGTCTTGTAAACTATGTTAGAATTAGCATTGATGTTTGCTTTAAAATCGTCTTTGGACATATAAGGTGAAAAGTTATTCTGCCATGTTAATTTATCTTTTGGCTTTCTACTATAAATAATCCATGACAACTGCTCTGGACTATTTAAATTAATAGGTGTATCACCCATGAGTTCTCTTACTTGTTCTTTCAATGCTCTTTCAATCTGCAACTTTTCTTTTTCAAACTCTAATCTAACATCTTGTAATACATTAACATCTACCTTGAAACCTCTCTTGTATATTTTGGCTAGTGTTACACATACTTTGTTAGTAAACAAAACTGTATCCATGAGAGATGCATCAGAAGAATTAAGTTTAATATTTTGCTGATGTGCTAGTTCTTGTGTTGCGTGTAAATCTGCACTTAGGTAATGTGATAATTCTTCTCTTGGTATTTCATCTACACCCATACCTTTTGCGAAATATTGTTTAAGAGTATCTTGTTTTTGTGTCTTTAACATATATCGTTCTGCACAAGCTTCTAAAGATAAAGGAGCTTTGTTGCCTCTTTGTAATATGTATTCAGCTAACATTGTATCAAAAACAGGGCCATCATATTTGAAGCCTGATTCCCATAGCCACATCAAATCATAAGCTATGTTGTGTCCAATTAGGATAGTAGCTCTGTCTAAACAATCTTGTATGATGTTATTCCATTGTACAATAGGGCCATCAACATTGCAGAGATGTTCTTTGTTATTATCTTCAAGCATACCGACCATAATTAATTTATTAGTAGGTTCAAATGGATCAAGGTGCATTTTACCATCTCTTTTTGTTACTGTATTTTCAACGTCTATCGTTAGTTTCATTTAGTTTCTCCTTATGCTTTTTTAAATATTTAACTGCTCTTTTTAATATCTTTAAATTGTCTGAAAAACCACCTAGTCCTGTATTACATTTATGACATATCCAACCTCTAAAGGTATTGGTCTCATGACAATGATCTAGTACCCAAGACTTCAATCTTATTTGACCATACTTACTAAGTTTATCTAATGTCTTGTTGCAAATGCCACATTTGTAATTTTTACTAGGATATGGATTTTCTCTTCTTAGTTTTTGTATAACTTGTCTATGTCCATTCTTACATGATCTACAAGTTCTCTTAATCTCTCCCGATGCCATAACAGCAAACTTTGTAATAGGTTGTCGTATGCCACACTTAATGCATACAACACCATCTTCAGTTGGGTTATCGTCTTTGGGTAAGTTTTTAAATAAAGTATATTGGCTCAAGGTTCGTATCTGCCTATTTTATAATTAAGAGTACAATGTCTTGTGCCATGCCAACCTGTTAATTTGTTTTTGACTACATTTAAATGTCTTTGTAAATCTTCTGCATCGGGATCATCATCTTGTTTGGGTGGATTCTTAGCTATCAAAATCATCAAATCAGCTTCCGCTGCTTTACCTGTCCTACTGCCTTCCATCATAGATTGATTTAATAATACTTTTCCTTCGGCATCTGCTGATAGCTGAGACATATAAAATATTGCACACTCATGTTCTTTGGCAATCATTCTTGCGTATATGGCATTAGCTTTTAATGCTTCATCGGGTCTAGCAAAACCTGCTGTTCTAGCAAACTTATCTCCCATATCCAATACAACAATGTCAGGCTTGTAAGATTTACATACACTTTCTACCCATGACATATCTCTACCTGTTGCATCTTTTATTTTAATCTTATCTTTGATAGGTGCATACAAGTCTCTAGCTTTATTTGGTTCTTGCTTTATTTGATGCATAGTCATACCTGTTGAAGCAGTTAGATATCTAGCACCTACTCTATGAGAACCTTCTTCATTACATAGCACTATGCAATTAGCACCTTGTTTAGCAAAACCATTTGGTGATGCGATAATGCTTGCATGAAAACTTGTCTTCCCAGTATTAGGTCTTGCTCCAACTTCAATAAGATGTCCAGCATTGATGCCACTTATATGTCTAGTCAATGCAGGTATATTAAAATTCCATCTAGCTTCTAAATCATTTTTTGCTAATAAAGTATCTATTTCCATATCATCCCATTCTACATTTAAATCAGGTGTAAAGTCATCTTTGTGTTGCTCTAGTAGTAAACGTAAAGGTTCTAAACTTGATTGTGTACCATTCACATATTCAAACCCTAAATTAGCTACATCTTCTCCTACAACTCTTTGAAAGAGTTTAGATAAGACTTCTTGAGCTATGTCTTTGCCTAAAGGTTGTTCGTTTTTAATTTGTGTAAATAGAACTGAGTACGCTTGTTTTTGAGAGGTAGTCATTGTCGGATTGTTAGCCATAAACAATGCTTCAATCTCATCAGGTGTTACTGATCTAGAGTACCTTTCCATAGCAATATCAATTGCTTTTTTAACTTTGCTTGTTTCTTTATTGAATAGTCGATTTGGACATTTTGCACCTCTGTGTTCATCATAGAACTCTTTGTCCATGAGGCTTCTTATTAATGACAACTCCATTCTAATTTCTCCTTTGGGGTTAAGCTGTATAAATTAATTATATCTTCTGTGTTAAAGTATTTTAAGTCATCTTTTAGCTTTAAAACTTTTACATCCTTTACAAATGTTCTAAGTTCTCTAGCAAATTGCATTGTCTTTGGGATAGCGTCAGGGTCTAATGCAATTATTGCAGTTGAGAATCGTGCTAAATATTTTTTATGCTCTTCAGACAATGAAGTACCCAACACAGCTACCCCTAAATACATATCACTGCCTATGACAGAGGCACTAACACAATCCTCAACTACTACTGCCACTTTACCACTACCAAAGGTAAAGGGCAATCTCGTTTGTCCATATCTTTTCCATTTTGGAAGTAAATTCTTTAATGATCTTCCTACACCATCTACAATACGACCATCATGTTTGATAGGAAACACAACTCTTTCTTCTTTGACATCATAATGAATGTCAATTTTCTTTGGGTCTAAATCCCAACGTTTACACCATTCAATAACATCATCTCTGCCTTCATAAGAAACTACATGGCTTGGTAAATCTGTTCCCTCGTAGGGAAGAGTTTTTTCTGCCTCTTTTTTAGTCACTTTAGATTGTATGTCTTCAGCAGATAATCTTACTTTATGTTTGCCTGATACATCACAAGATGCTTTATAACAATTATAGAGTAAGAATCCCATTTCATTTGTAACAGTAAAGGTGTTATGTCCATTACATATAGGACAATCCATTCTAACTGTTTCATCAAGACTAACATTAATATGTGTTATATAGGTATATATATCGTTGGGCATAGGTAATGTTTTACATAACATGGATTTAGTTTTCTGTCAAATTATTACGCATATTTAACGCAAGACTAGCACTAGCAAGGGTATGCTTCATGTATGGTTTTACGCTCTGAGGATTAGCATGACCTGTTACAGACATGATATTCGCCATAGAAACACCTGCGTCAACCATCTCTGTTGTACCCGTTCTTCTTAGATCACTTAATCTTAGTTCATCAGATAAAGATGCAAGGTTCATAACTTTTCTAGCCAATAAAGGAAGCTTGAACAATGAGTAGGGTTGATACTCACCTCGGTATGGTTTTGGTCTTGGTGCGACATATTTTTGGAAACCATAATCTTGTTTCTGTTGTAATAACATTTTAGTTAAACCATCAGATATAGGTAAGAAAACTTCTGCTCTTCTCTTAGATTGTTCTATATGCATAGTCTTAGCTTCTAAATCTAAATTAGACCATGTAAGCATTCTCATATCTCCTAGTCTTTGACACCACTCGTATGCCATTTGTGCTATAAGTCCTACATTACGTGTCTCAAAGTTAGAGTAGGCAACCTCTAAGAAGGTTTGTATATCTTCTTTAGTCCAAACAACTTTTCTAGGCTTAGTAGTTTGCTTCTTAACACTACGAAAAGGATTAACCTTCATGTACTCCATATCAATAGCATAGTTAATAGCAATCTTAGACACAGATAAAACATGATTAGCTAAAGATACACCTCGTTCACACCAATCCTTGTAAACTACTTTACACATTTTTGTTGATATATTTTTCAACTGATAATTACCAATCTTTGAATCATCTAATCTGCTATCAGTAAGAACTGATAAAAAGTAAACATACTGTTTTTTAGTATCTTCTCTTAAATTCTTAAACTCGTATGATCCAAAGTATTCCATTATTAAATCTTTTAGTTTCATATTTAATCCTTTCTATATTCAACTATAATCCATGCAATTAACATGGGAATAAATAATAATATAAAAGTTACCCAAGCAAATATTGAATATACATTATGCTTCTTTGAGTAATCTTCCCAAGACAATAATATTCTATCGTCTTCTTTTTGTTGTTGTTTTGTTTTATTCATTGTAACTCCACCATTGCAGGAAATTCTTCTGTAACATATTTTTCTCCTTCTTCTCCATCTGCGTAGTTTTGCATAGCCTCTTCTTCATTCTCTGCCTCTACTAGATATTGAATACTTAAACTTTTACTAACTGTAACTATATATGTTTTCATAATCCTACTCCTAAAAATCCTAGTATGAATGCCATGCAACACATACCCATTATAAACCAAATTATTTCTTCATTACTCATAATACTCCCCTATAAATATTGTCTAGGTAATAATACCTCACCTAATATGTGAGTGCTTACAGCTGCTGTCCACCCATTACCAATCATCTTGTATCTTTGAGTATTGGATACACCCTCTGTGTAATTATCGGGTAGAGTTTGCAATCGCTCACACTCTAGTGGTGTAAGCTTTCTGTATTTGTAGTCACTGACTACTACATTATCTTTTTGCACAGTAGTTAGGCAATTAGATTTCTCATGAGAGCCGACCTCTAGTTGTGTAGTGAGTGGCAGCTCAAGCTGATTGTCTTTGCGTACACCATGCTCATCAAGTCTACGATTGACCAAGCGACCAATAGCAACCTTAGGTTGTCTGTGTCCACCTTGCATTGTAGTCAAGGTAGGTGACTTACCTTGTGGTGAATACACACGCTTGATGATGTCATAACCCTTGATGTCATTAGCATTGCCTACATGTATAGGGTCTTTGCTTTTGACAAAGGTAGGTATCTGACCTTTCCACATAGATGCAGTAAGACAGTGAGCTTTGTCATCGTCTACAGACTTGACCATATCTCCTCTGACTCTGCCACACCATGTACCCTTGAGATAATTAGGTGCGTCATCAAAAGGTAAATCCTCTAGTATATCAGCCAAGACAATGTTCTTGTCTTCAAGTGGTGGTATATCAATAGGATAATATTTACCATTGATAAGCTCACCAAACCAATATAATCGATATCGCTTTTGTGCAGATACCCACTTGGAATCCAATACTTGTGGCTCAAATCCCATGTCAGAAGATATGATCGCCACAGACTCTTTCTTCATCCTAACATTCTCAAGCAATACAAACTTAGGCTTTAGCTCGTCACGTATACGTATGAACTCAAAGAATAGTTTGCTACGTGGGTCGTGGAAGTTGAGTTGTTTACCTGCAAATGAGAATCCTTGACATGGACTACCACCCATAAGCAAATCTATTTTAGGTAAATCTTTAGTATTTACTTTAGTTACATCACCCAACTGTATTATATCTGGATGATTTTTGTTAGCTATCTTGATAGCATAAGGGTCAATCTCTGCAGAAAAATATTTATCTACAGATATATTGGCTCTGTCCATAGCAAGTCTTCCTACTTCCATGCCACCAAATAAATTTAATGCAATCATCACTATACCTCCAATCTGTAATGTTTATTTGTTTGTCCGTGCTCTACAATTAGATAAGCAGAGGATGGTGGTCTATCTTTGTAAACATGATTGTTAGGAAACTTTATGCCTACTAAAAGATATCCCATGTTACGAGCAGTATATTCCAACTGATCAAAACTAGCTTTTCTTGTGTGTACAAACTCGTAGAACACATCTTTTAATTTTAATGAATTTAAAACTTTCATGTCCTTAACTCCTCTAATGGTTTTAAATTAAATGCTCCCACTTCCCCACATGCTACATCAGACTCCAATTGCCTTAGCAATATTCTGTACGCATCTTTCTCTGAGGTTGCGTATATAACGTCACAATACGTGACAATATATGGCTTACCTTCTTTACTAGAATTTAGGCTCATATAGTACTCCTTTCTTTAATAGTTCTCTATAGTGTAAGGCTTGTTGCCTATACAAGTCTGCTTGTTT